AGCCAACGGTGGTGCAGCCGGAGGTTGTCGAGGTGATGGAGCCGGTGGACGAGGTGGCGCAGTCTGCTGTCCAGCATGATGGCGTGCAGCCAATCGGATATGCCTTGCTTGTGCCGGGCAAGGATGATCCATTCTCAGTGCATCAGGATCTGGATGAGTGGGCCAATGCCTATGAGGATCTGGCCGACAAGACAGCCAGAGCTGGCAAACGTCCAGCCCGTGAGCGCATGACCGCGCTGAAGGAGCTGCGCATGGCCAACGAAGACACCATCCAGCGCATTGACAGTGTCAAGCGGATCAGGCACACAGCGAGCTACAGCCAGCGCATCAAAGCGCTGGGTGCAGCCATCGCTGATTAAGCTACCAAGCCGGGCAGGTAGGTTGTCTTGCCTGCCACCTTGGTGGCTGTCAGCTCTTGTTTCTTGAGGTTGGCTGGGTCGTATGACACATGCACCCAGCCGCTGTCAGGAATGCCGGGGGTGTAGAACTCAAGGATGAGCTGGGTGTAGTCCAAGTTGTCCATGATCCATTGAGCCAGATCCGCATTGGCCACGCCGGGGATCTCAATGTCAGCCGCCATGCCCTTGCAATGGTCTGAGGTTGAACTGCCACCCGTGGCTTGGTTTACGGCTGGAGCGCGGAACCCAGAGTTCACCTTGACACCCTTGCCATAGTGATCGCGCACTGGCTGCAGCACCTTCTCGCACAGCAGGCGCAGGTTCTCGGTCTCCTCTTCACCGGGTGTGTTGTCCAGATCATTGCGCAAGGCAGTGTCTGACTTGGTCATTTCATGCAGAGAGAAGTTGGCTGATAAATTCACTTGATGCCTTTCTGCGATTCAATCGCTTGGTTGTACAAACTGATGCAAGCATTGAGCTTGGTGATGGCGCGGTCGCCTTCCTCTGTTATTGCGAAAAGAGCTTTTCCAAACGCTGGGTCAAGCTCGGTTCGTGTTTCTCCTCCACCACTTCCGGCGGCAGCGGCGGGATCTGCGGTGGCTGATACGGGGCAGGTCGTTTTGACAGGAACCCGCAGCTTGAGAGCGCCACTGTCAATAGCAGCATCGCGCTGTTTCGCAGCCATCTTTGCTTTTTCATTTGATACCCTCAGTGCATTTGCGGTTGTTGTTACAGCTTCAGCCAGCGCCTTCTCCTTGGCTCTGGCCTGCTCGTTGAGTCGATCCACCTCGGCCTGCTGGGCCTCTTGCTCATAGTGCTTGCCGGTGCAATATCCACCGCCAAACACAAGCACCAGCATCAGCAGACCGCCAAGAATATCCTTCATGGTTTCGGTGGCTCGTCTGTATCAGTGTCTGTGGCTTCAGCTTTGGCTGTGGCCACAGCAACAGCAGACACAGCCTTGCGGCCAGCAACACCACCCAGCACGCCAGTGCAAAGCAGCATGATGTCGTTGATCATCTTGGTGTAGACCTTGTCGATTGGAGCCATGCCAACCATGGGCTGGGTGACAAAGGTCACGCTGTAGATAAAGCTGAAGCATGAGCCAAGCAAAATGATGGAGATCACAAAGATCACCCACGCCCAGACGCGAGCTTCAATCTCTTCTGGTGACAGGCGGTTGTTTGGTTTGTATCCGATGGTTGCCATTACTTGGACTCCTTTTCTGGCTTGGTGAGTTGGTCAGGGCATGTGCCTGTTGCTGTGCAGACTGGCGGCTTGCACTCGGCAGCTTCCCAGTTCTTTGGATCTTGGCAAGGGTATCTGAAGCGATCTTCACAGCCAGCCAGCAACCCGCAAAGGATGCCAGCACAAACAGTCAGCGCCAGCAGTTTAAATTCATGGTTTGTCATTCTTGCGTTTCTCCTGTTCTACTTGTCTTCTTAACCGTTCTACCTTCTCGACCTGTTCCTTGACCTCATGCTTGGCCTCCAAGATATCGAGGTACAGCATTGCACCCAGCGGGAGAAGCAGGGCGACCAGAACACAAGCAGCAACCCAGCCCACTATCTCTTCCCCAATTGACCGACGAACAGGAGCCACAACCACAGGTACAGGAGGAATATAGAAGTCGCTACTACTGCCGCCAGCTTTGCTTGCAGGTTTCTTTCCTCTTGCCTGTGTTGCCATGCCTCTTGCCTCTTCTTTGCCTCCTGTTTCAGCCTTGCCTTTTCCTGCTCATCAGATATGACTTCTCGCATCTTGAAGACCTCGCTGTACAGCGCACCCATTTCGGGTGGGCTTTGGTACACCATGGTCTCCCTGATCGTCACCACCAGCCTGTCCATTTCTTGCTGCGCCATCACTCGCTTGAGCGCTGCCTCCATCAAGTTCTGATCTGGGTCATAGACTGTCAGGCTCTTCTCTTCTTCCTCTCTGATGTGTGCAGCTAACTGCTCTTGCAGTCTGAAAAACTCGGTCAGGTTTTTGACGATGTCAACTTTGACTTGAGTCTCGTCAACAGCGACATAGGCAGACTTCTTGTTCTTTGCCACAGGCTTTGCAGCTTGAGGCTTTGGCTTGCTACCAAAGAACGCAAGGAGCTGGCCCCAGAATCCATGAACCTGTTTGCCAATTGCAATGACTTCGTCAGCCGTGCTTTTGATTTCAACAAAAGACTGCTGCGCTTGACGGAAAAGCTCACACCCAGCTTGGATGTTTTTAACAACGCCCGCTGCAAGTAGGCAGATGCTGATTGGATCCACATCATTTGTCTTGCTTGTTGTCCAGCTTGTCGAAGATCTGCTTCAAGATTGACTTGATGTCAGCAATGTCTGATCGGTAGTCATCCTTGGTGACGTAGCTGTGAGGCATGTCATTGACCTTGTCCTCCAACTTTTGGATGGTGCGTGTCAGGTTGTTGATGACGTATGCCGCCAAGAATCCAGCGACACTGACAACCAGATTGAAGAGCTGCTGGTTATCCACCTGTCACCTCATCTGCTGGCTCTGGGACACCGCCTTCAGCCACCCAAGCAAGATAGGCTTGGTAGTCGGTGTTGGCGGGGTCAAAAGGTATGAAGGCGTTGTCGGCGAGGCGTTTGATGCACTGGGCTTCTGCGCCTGTTGATGTATTGAGTTTTTGGTACATGATTAAAAAGCTCCAAAATTTAATTTTGCAGAATCACCGAAGTGGCAGATTGCCGCCAAGTCGTACTCTTTTGCCGCGTCCTCGTCCGACTTGAACGTGCCAAGGTAAATGGTTTTGTAGTTCACCATTATTTTGGCTTGCCACTTGCCAGTGCGCTTGCATTGTGTGATGCCCTTGAACCTGTTGGTTGTGCTTCTTGTGGCAGACCTGTTTGCTAGGTTCTGGCTGTGCGTAACAACACGCAGGTTTGACCTGCGGTTATCAAGACCATCGCCGTTGATGTGGTCAACTTTTTCTGCTCTACTCAATTCTCTGCCAAGCACACGGCCCATCACAATGCGGTGCAAATACTTGCCACTGCTTGCTTTGACGTACATCGTCCTTGACTTTGGATGCGTTTTGTAAGCGCCAGAAATCCGAACATCTTGGTCTTCAATATCGACTTTGTACATCTTAGAGTTCCGCTGAGGCAGTCCATTGAACAGTGAAATCATCGCCCAAGCCACCAGAAGTAGCAGTCGTCCAGTCGTTAAAAACTAAAACTGATTCACTGGCTGCAACCGTACCCAAGCCGCCAGTTGTCCAATCTAATGCTCGTTGTAAATTTCTTGGCAAAGCATTTGCGGCCTCTGGATTAAAAAGCGTAACTGTTGGGGTTGCTCTTTTACTCGCCTTGAAAAATGCAGTGCCACAAGATATTTGTCGGACATTTGCATCTTTAACTTGAACAAAGCGAAACGCCCCAGTAGAACCTGAGCTTTGCGCTGGCGCTGTTGCCTGTTGAAATGATTTCTCAAAATACCGCTGGCACAAAGCCAACTCCGTGCCTATTGGCCGATAGTCAAAGCTAGTTGCTGTTGAGCCTTTTTCCAGTTGAACGCCTGTGATGTAGAACGTAGCACCGTTTGTGCCGACTACTGAGACTGCGCCTGTGGCTGACAAGAATGAAGAGCCTGACCAAGAGCCAGCAGTTCCGCTGACAGAGCTTCCAACACCAAGGCCAAACCAAATCTGCAAACCGACACCGCCTGTTGTTAGCCACGTTCCTGTTGTATCGCCAGCAATGGTTACGGTTTTTTGCTCCCAAGTATTTGCAGCAGAAATTGAGTAGGTGTACGGGTAGCTTCTGTTATAAGCGCTATTTGTAAATACACCACCAAAAGTTCCAGTCAAAGAACTACGAACCCAGAATGACAGCGTTACTGGTTGAGCGCCCGCTGTACCCCATCCGAGGTCTGCAACATTAAAGCCTTCAATTTTTTGAGATATGGCAAAGCGCTCAGAAGCACCTACCGTGTACGCTGATGAAGACGTAACGCCGAGGTAATTCGTAAAGCCAGCGGGAGGCGTTACTGAACCCAACGAAGGTGCGTTTTGCTGGACTGTGTATTTGGAAGCAACGCTTGCAAAACCTTGCCATCGATCTAGTGTGTAAGTATCCAAAGGAGTCACACTCGCCCCCGCATTCCTCTGGTCAATAACCATTGCGCCGTTGATGATGCGGTTCTTCATGCCGACAAACCCGCCAGTGCCGTAGCTACCACCAAGTTCTGCTAGTTCTCTTGCGTTGCTCATGCTAATTGCTCCTCTGTAGGTTTAGGCAATGTTGGGTGATTCCATTCTTTGATGTAGTCACCTTTGCCATCAGAATCATTCTGCAAACGGATGGTGTCCAAGAAGTCACTGTCTTGCAGTTCAGGATAGATTGCTTTGATTTTTTCGTAGAGTGTCATCATGCTGCCCTTACCAATGATGCTTGAAATTTATTGTATTGCTGACTATTAAGAGCAACAGTTTGCGATGCTCCAGAATTTTGATAAATATACGCTTCAATATAATCTGTTCCGTTTAAATAGAGCAAATCACTTCCGTTTAAAGCATAAGAAGTTGTCGAATTCAAGACAACTGAAACAAATCTCCAAGACGAACCATTTTTATACAAGACTAAAAAAGTTTGACCAGAAGAAACGCTGTAAGCATTCATAGTAACTTCTATGTTTACTGCATAATATCCAGCAACAGAAGGTGTAAACCTGAAGTTTGTAGACGGATCATAAGCATTTGCAGTGTCAAATTCTTCTGTATTAAATGCAAGTTTTGTAAATGTTGTACTTGCTACTGATTGAGATGCGCTTGGGTACGCACTAAACGCAGGACCAGTACCAGCCACGCCTGCGGCAAGTGCGGCTTGTGGAATAGATGCGGCAGGCAATACAGGTGCGCTACTGAATGTTTTTACTCCAGCAACAGTTTGAGCGCCAGTCAGCTTCACAGCAAATGCATCAACCTCACCCTTGGTGTAGGTATCTGCCACAGTGAATGACTTGAACGCAACAATCACAACCTCATCATTCAGCGCAGCACCAGATGCAAGCACAACACTTGTGCCATTGGTTGCTGTGTAGTCAGTGCTGTCCAGTGATACACCGTTGACAAACACAATGATGTTGTTGCTGGTGTAGCTCAGTGTGCCGCCAACAGATGCAGCGCCACTGAATGTTGTCTGACCTGCTGTTGCTACATACTTGTAGACCAGCAATGCTGTTGTGCCAGCGGCAGTTGCAGTAATCCAGTTCGCACCGTCATAGACCTTCATGGTCTGCGTGGTGGTGTTGTAGTACAGCGCACCAGTCAGCAACGCATTGCCGTCATTGTCAAGCGTAGGGTCTGAAGACTTGGAGCCAAGGTAGCGATCATCAAAGCTGTCCAACGCAGAGGCCGCAGCCGCAGCAGAGCTGGCGGCATTGGTTGCACTTGTGCTTGCGTTGCTGGCACTAGTAGACGCATTACTTGCCTGTGTGCTGGCTGTGCTTGCTGATGCCGCAGCGTTTGTCTCGCTGGTAGCGGCATTGCTGGCAGACGTACTGGCGGCAGACGCAGAGCTTGCCGCATTGCTGGCCGATGTGCTGGCATTGCTGGCTTGGGTTGTTGCAGTGCTTGCAGATGCCGCCGCATTGGTGGCAGATGTAGATGCACCGCTGGCGCTGGTGCTTGCATTACTTGCACTTGTCGATGCGTTGCTGGCCTGAGTCGAGGCTGTGCTGGCAGATCCGCTTGCGGCAGAGGCAGAACTGGATGCGGCGCTTGCGCTGGATGCCGCAGCAGTTGCGCTGTTGGCAGCGTTGGTTGCATAGGTCACAGCGTTGGCTACATCGGCAGCGCTCACGCCGGGCGTTGGGTTTCCATCAGCATCAAATGCCAACGTCTTGCTGGCGCGAGTTGCCTTGGCAGGCAGCGTCATGTTGATGGTGATTGGATCTGTCTGGGGTGCTTGCAATGCCCTGTTCAAACCTTCAGCGTTTTGCTGGGCAAAGATGGTCTGCTGATCCAGCTCGTCATTGATGGTGTTGGCAAAAAAGTCACCGCCGGTTGTGAAGTCAGTTGACCGCGCAATGGTGCGGTTGCCGACAATGGCGTACTGGGTAGGAGAGGTTGGCGAGAGCGCCAAGCCTGCTGCCGTGATGGTCACCGAGCCTGTGCCGTTGGCGTTGATGGTCA